TCCATGTCAATGTCAGTTTCAATCTCATCTTCATCTTGTTCAGTTAGAGATTCTTTTACTAGTTCGTTGATTTCTTCCTTCATAGTAGAAGCAAGTATTCCTTTTGCATTTTCAGCTACCGCTTCTTCCAAATTTTTCATTTGGATGATAGCTTCTTCAACTAAAGATTTTTCTTTTGCCATTTGTTTTATGTTATTTTAATATATAAATATATGATATTATGAAAAAAGCACATTTGTACTAATATTCACAACATCTTTTTATTTATTAATAAATATCACAAAAATGTAAAAAACAAAAAAAGGAGACAAAATGTCTCCTTTTAGTTTAATTAATTAAAATTTTTTTATTCTATAACTTCGTTAATTTTACTCTCAACGATAGCGGTTATTCTCCACTCCATAGAATAATTTTCAAATACTTTAGTGACTTTCGCCTCTACGTCGGTGGGATTGTAACCACTAACCAATTTTTCTTCTCTTAACTTTTTAAGTTTTCCTGTTTCAGTATCTACTGAATCCAATGTAATTTTTGCGATGAAATACTTTTCGTCCATAATGTTTAATTTTTTTAGTATCCTAAATAATCGTTTAATTTTTTCATTAAGTCAAGCGATTTGTTTCCAGATTCGCCAACTTGTCTTTCTATTTTCATTTTTTTCTCTTCTTCCAAATTTTCATCAAAATTAAATCTATCGTCAGGATTTTGAAAAAGGTATGCTCCCGGTGTTGATGGTGATGAAACTAAATCAAAACAGATTAATTCAAAATCGTCTTGAACTTCATTTTGTTCCCCCACTTTTTTAAGAGACCCTACACCTCTTGAAGATATCCCCAATGTAACACCTTGTCTAAGATAATTTGCAGCTAAATCACCTTTGGTTGACACAATCCCTCTTTCGTGGAAACCAGGGGATGTTAATAGTTTTATTTTACCCATTAAAACGGGTCCTTCCCACCATATCTCTGTAATTGCGTGAGACACTCTATCTAAATCAATTAACGATGATTCTGGATGATTTAATTCAGAAAGGGCAGTGCCTTTGTTAATCATTTTTTTATAGTTCTCAGCTTCTCTTTTTAATATTCTTTCAGGATACAATCTACCATTTCTATTTGGTGTGTTATATTTCTGTAGAACAGCATAAAATTCAAAAGGTTTTGAGTGGTCTAAATCTTCTTTAGACTCTTTAATCATTGCGGCATTTTTCTTATCTGTCGGTGAAATAAACCCAGCATCTTCTTCAATTAATATTCCCCTCCCTATTTCATTTGGTTTTAAAATTGTTAAATTCATTTTGAATGTTTTATTTATAAATATTAAACATTCTCAATTTGTACTGGTTCTTCTGACGATTTGATTTTTTTTGTTAGATAAAATTTAAAATTTTCATTTTCTAAAAAGTTATCTAAAAAGATTTGGTTAATAATTTCTTTTAGTGAATTTTTAATTTCATCAGATTTAAAGTCCATACCAATTTGAATTATAAAAAAATTAATTTCTAAATTCATAAAAGATTTTTTTCCGGTTGATAAACCGCTTGACCTTAAATCTAAATCAACAATAAAATTTGCATCAAAAATTGTTTTGTCTAATGATTCATAGACTGAATGTTTTATACCTCTACTCATATTAAGAACTGTCCTTGTCCAGTTATTAGATTCGTAGATTGGTTCTACCCATGTTTGAATGTTTAGGTAGAGAGATTTTAAACTCATTGAGTCCACTGTTCCGTATATTATTTTGGCAGTTTTAAACCCATGAATTTGTGAGGTTTTCCCCTTTTTCATTAATTTCCATATTTTCTCGTTTATTTTTTAAAAAAATAGGTGAAATTACCACAATAGTCAAAACTTTTTGAAAAGATGGGGATATATGTATTATATGTTAATAGTTAAATTAGATAAAAACACTACGATTGAGCGAGCTTTAAAACTTTATAAAAGTAAGGTAATAAAAACTCGACAAAGTTCTGAACTTGTTAAAAGAAAAGAATTTGTTAAAGAGTCTGTTATTAAAAGAGCTGAACTTTCTAAGGCAAAGTATGTCCAAAAGAAATTTAAGTCAAATAACGATTAAAGAGTTTCGTTTAAACTTTTAAGTTTAAAATAAGTTAGTTTGTCGTATTTCTCAGATATTACCTTGGATAAGGTATCATTGATTCTGCTATTAACTGAACTATCATCGGAGGTAGATTTCATTTTAGTTAATTTACTAACAACACTTTCTTTAATCACATTAAAATCTTCGTTAAGAGTACTATCATCTTCAGATAGTAATTTAAACAATTCGTCTTTATCTGATTCGTTTAAAGATTCAATGTAATTACTAATTGTTTGATTTGCAATACTAACCATCGCTTTTAAAGGTATGTTAACACTTTCAGTTTTAGTGATAGGTAATTTTCTTAAAGTTTCTGAAATAATTTTTTTACTTTTAATTCTTGATTCGATTGTTAGAACATCTCTTGAAAATAATTTATCAATATTATCGTATGAGTCATTTGATTTAGAATCTTTAACCCATTCGTTTAATTTTTTAATTTCTGATGTAGATATTTTGTTTACAGTGTTTTCATATATAGTGATACATTCGTTAATGTAATCACTCACATATGATTCCGACAATGCTTTCGGTGAATTTAATTCATCGTACATATAGAAAATTTTACTGATGTTTTTATTCTCTAACACCAATTTTTTAAAATTTTTTATTTCTTGTTTAAATGTTCCGTTATTATATGATTCTAATAACACATTTTCTATTTTCGATTTTAATATACCAAACTTTGTCATTTTTCTTTTTTTATTATAAATATCAATCATTTAGAAGTTTATTCAATTCAGTCTCAATATCTCCTAAAGAATTTCTAGATTTAGATAAATCAATATAAGAATCGTCATCGGTCATATTACCACTTTCCAATAAAATATTCCAATTTTCTTTTCTTTTAAATGATTCTGGTGTTAGTTCACCTTCACCACCTGCTTCTGGTGCTGGTGGGAGTTCTTCACCTCCTAATGCAGGTTCTCCACCCAATTCTGATTCACCTCCAAAATCACCTCCACCAAAACTTCCTCCACCGCCCGGTGGTGGTGGTGCTGGAACTTCAGCTGATTGTGTTGTTCCTGATTTACTACCATATAACTTATCAATATTATCAAATATACCTGTGTGAGAAATTATTGTTGCTGTGTTAGTTAATTCAGCCCCAACAGCTTTTTCTATTCTTTGTTGTTGTAAATCTAATTTAATTTCATCATCAGAGAATCCTAATACGTGTTTTTTAGCCCAAGTAACAGATACAGGTGCAATACCTTCTATCGCCGTTACGGCATCTTTATACAATAATATTTTTTCTTTCCAAACATCAATTTTTAATAAATCTGCTTGGGTTGATGGATTAGTTAAACTTAATCTAAAGTTGGATAATTCATCTTCAAACCCTAATAAAAATAAATGAACAATTGCTATTTTATTTAATTCGGCAATCATACATTTTTGTATTCTATTGATAGTTCTTGCAAAACGAATATCTTGTAATGATAAGTTTTTACCATCTCCAACAGTTTCTTCAAATCCTAAAAATGCTTTAGGAACTCTAAGAGCTGTTAGTAATTTCTTTTGGATATATTCTATATCGGCAATTTCCGCCAAATTCTGTGCTCCTGGTAATGTTTCTATTGGAGATGTCGCTGCTGGGTCACGAACAGGTATAAAATAATCTTGGTCAACAGCCATTTGATTAAATCTCATATCCACATTTCCAGTTTTAGAATCAACAACTTGGTCTCTTTTAAATTTATTAGCAACTCTTTGTACGTATGGTTCAACATCTTTATCATCCATATTACCAACAAACACTTTAAAAACTCTTCTTTCAGGTGCTCGCGATGTTCTATAAATTAACATTGCATCTTCAGATAATAATAATTGCTTCCAAATACGACGAGCCTTTTCTAACATAGAAGTACCATAAGGAAGTTTTCTATCATCACCTAATAATCTAAAATGAGCGACTTCCCAAGAGTTAAACTCCATATCTTTAGCTTTCCACTTAAATCGTAATCCTTTGTTTTCTGCAGGTTCATCAACATTTGCCGATTTTGCTGCCATACCTCTTTCTAATCTCTCAATTTCTATGTTTGGTAATTGCATACAACCAACAATTCCTTTTTCGGCGTCAAGTTTTAAATACACAAAATTATCACCATATTTACAAGTATTTCTTGTCCACATTGGTAAATTGGTGTTAAGGTCTAAAACATTATTAAATAAATCTGAAATAATTCCTTTTATCCTTTTTGACTCTGAATAAATTTGTAACATATGACCATTTTGGTCAACTGTGGTAGATTCTTCACCATAGATATCTAAAGCTGCCGAAATTTCCGGTGTATATTCCATACTCTCATAATCATAAAATGATGCTAAACGAGTTGGTTCATAATAAACCGCTTGAGTGTATAAATTACTTTCAATTTTTGTCCACTGATTGGCTAGATAATATGTTTGTTGTGCCTGAAGTTTTTCTCGTTCATATTCGGCTTGGGAAGTAGTTTTTAATAATTCTTTTTTATCTAACTTATATGTTGGATAATCTTGATTTAAAAGAGCATTTGGACCAAAAGCTCTGGATAATCTTTGCCAAACAGTTAAGTCGTTATTTTGATTGTTTTCCATCTTAATAATTTAAATATTTTTTTTTATTAATAAATAGTTTATAAGTTGGATTAAACTTGGTGGTTATTATTGTTATCTACCATATTAAAATAATTATAGTTAATCATATATATTATTAATAAGTTTTATTTAGTATAAAGATATCACTATAGATGTTGTTTCCTGTAGA